ATTTTGGGGTAAACCAACTCAGCCGCCTCGCACAACGGGGCGGCACTTTTTCAGCGAGAGACACGATAGCAACTCCTGCGCGCCCGCTGGCCAGGCTGCGAATTCCGGCTGTCAACGTGGCGGCAAATCTGCACGCTTGAGGTCTACAATTCCGAACACCAGAAAATTGAAACGCTGCAATTCGCCAGTCTGGAAAGGATTGGCGAATTGCTGAAGGCGGAAGCGCAGACGAAGAAGGACGATTACGACCCGGAGTGCTGAAAGTGATTGAAATAAATCTTGACTCTGACATAATGTGGAAGTAGGACGCGGGTAAAGCCGATGCGGTAACATCAAGCTTAACCCTTCAATTCAACCTGATAGGAGGTTTCCTTTATGTCCCTTCCAAATTTACCCAATCGCTCAGGCAGTAGCAATCCTTATACTGAAATCGTCAGCGAAGACTTTCTGATAAATGCAGATGGTTTTGAGGTCAAGCGAACAAAAGCGCGACCAACAAGGCTAGCGATTATTCGATTCCTTGAAAAGATCACTGTTAGCGAGACTCGATTTTTCAACGGTACGCCGTGCTGGGAGTGGCAAGGAACGAAGTCGAACGGATATGGACAGTTCAGAGATGACGGTAGGCGAGGATCAAAGAAAAGCAGCCCGCATCAGTTTTCACACATTTATTTTATAGGTGAAATCCCCGAAGGAATGGAGCCAGATCATCTTTGCAGAAACAGAGGATGCGGAAGTCCGTTTCACATTGAAGCCGTATCGAAATCTAATGGCATCCAAGAAACCTAAACCATCGGCAAAACTCAGGAAGGCGAAAGCAATCGAATGGCGCGAACGATTGATTAAGATCGAGCGCATGCCTGCCTCTGCTCTGCTCGATCATCCGTTCAATCCGAAAATCCATCCCGATTCACAAAAAGAACCACTTGCCGGATTACTCTCTGAAGTCGGCAAGGTGGATATTCTCAAAGCCTACTTGAGCGAGCGCAACGAAGGTGCGTTGACGCTGTGGGATGGCCATTGCCGTCGTGAGCTTCGGCCAGATGAGATTTGGAATGTCGGCATCTATGATCTGACGGATGCTGAAGCTGATTTGCTGCTAGCGACGTTTGACCCAATTGGCTGGCAGGCTGAGCAATCCAAGCAGCGGCTTGAAAGCTTGATGGATACGATCAAGGCCGGGAATTCGCACGTCGTGTCTTTCTTGGCCGAACAAGGCGTTCGGCTTGGCATCATCAATCAACTGAATGGGCAGCATGGGGAAGCGCAGGACGCCGAGCCGCAGATTGATCGCGCGGCAGAGTTAAATAAGAAGTGGAAGGTAAAGCCGGGCGATCTTTGGTTGATTGGTGAACATCGGCTTCTTTGTGGCGATAGCACGAAAGCGGAAGACGTGGCGCGAGTGATGAATGGGAAGAAAGCAGAGCTAGCAGCAGTTGACCCGCCTTATAATGTCGGCATCGTGTATGACGGCGAAACGGTAAATGATAAAAAAACGCAGGAAAATTATAAAGCATTCTCGGTCGCATGGTTTGAACAATGCCAAGCGTACAGTGACAGGCAAATAATAACACCAGGTTGTAACAACCTGGCGTCTTGGTGCAGATGGTTCGACCCTTACCATATCGCGCCCTGGACTAAAACCAACTCGATGACGAACGGCAAGGTGTCTCGCTTTTGGTGCTGGGAGCCCGTGTTTTTCTTTGGCGACAAGTGGCAGCGCTCACGGTCAAACGATATTTTCGATTTCCCGATTGGTCAGCAAAAAGATATTGCAAATCACCCTTGCCCAAAACCGCTGAAGATGTGGGCAGACTTGATTGAGAGCTACACAGAAGCCGACGCATTGATATATGAATCTTTTGGCGGAAGCGGAACGTCACTTGTTGCTGCTCAGAATCTTGGGCGTAAATGCTTCGCCCTTGAAATATCGCCGGACTACTGCGCGGTAATTCTTGAGCGAATGGCGACGACTTTTCCCTCACTGACCATCAAACGAGAAGGCGAAAAGCCTGCAAAATCAAAGAAACGGTAACTCACAAATCTTACAGACATGGCAAAGCTGACCATCAAACTTGCAGAAGAGAAATTGAAAGACGCCTCCGGCAATGTCTCGCTTGCCGCAAAGAATCTCAACGTCACGCGCGAGTATCTTCACGCTTACGTAAACAAGAATCCTCATTTGAAAGAAGTTATTCAACAAGCGCGTGAATCAATGTGTGACGATGCCGAGAACGCGCTGCACGCGCTGATTCTCGAAAAGAACGTCCAGGCCATCACCTTTTGCCTGAAGACCGTCGGCAAGAAGCGCGGCTATGTGGAAGAAACATCAACAAAGAATTTCAACATGGATTTGTCGCGCCTCTCTGATGCTCAGTTCAAAGTCTTCGATGAATTGACCGAAGCCGGACTTGATCCGATTGCCGCCTATGCAGCTTGTCTTGCAGAAAAATAAAGAGCGTGAACGCCGTCGCCGCACAACGAAGCCTCAGATTGATAGCGGCATCAAAGCGCCAACGTTTCGCGGCGCAAATCTCGAAATTCAATCCTACTCCGGCAATGAATGGATGCTCTCCGGCCCCGCAGAAACCGGGAAGACGTGGGCCGCGCTGTGGCGATTGGATTCATTGCTCAGAACAACGCCCCGCGTCAAAGCCACGCTCGCGCGAAAGATTCAATCCACAATTTACGGAACGGTATTGGTCACATGGGAGGCAATTCAAGAGCTTCGCCAGTCGCTCGGCTATGCGCGAGCGGTAGCGTTCGGCGGTGAAAAGCCGCAATGGTACAGCTACCCGAACGGCTCACGGCTTTGGGTTGGCGGTATGGATAATCCGAACAAGATTCTGTCTGGCGAGCGCGACTGGATTTATATTAACCAAGCGGAAGAATTAACCGAGAACGATTGGGAAATCCTGTTGACGCGAACAACCGGGCGCGGCGCTGTGACGAAAACGCCAATGCTCTTTGGTGACTGCAATCCCGGCGCAGAAGATCATTGGATTCAGAAACGGCTTTCACTCAAAGTCTTTCAATCGAAGCATAAAGACAATCCATCACTTTATACAGAATCGGGCGATCTGACTGAGCAAGGTCAACGGACAATGGCAACGCTGCACAGCCTGACCGGCATCCGCAAAAAGCGATTGCTTGAAGGTCTTTGGGTTGGCGCGGAAGGCTTATTCTTTGAAGAGTTCGATCCGGAAGTCGGCGGGCTGCACGTTTGCGAACCGTTCCCGATTCCCGAAGATTGGCCAATCTGGGCGGCGCTTGATTATGGATTTTCCCACCCGACCGCTTTTGGTCTTTTCACGGAAGGCAATGACGGCGAGATTTATATGATTGCCGAACACGTTCAAAACAAGTGGTTGCCACCGGCGCACTGTAAGGCGATCCGGCGCAAGGTCGAAAAGGCAGGGATTGCTTGGCATCGCGTGAAAAATATTGTGGCTGGCCACGATTGCTTTCAGAACAAGGGAGACGCAAACGCTAAGACAATTGCCCAACAATATGCCGAAGCCAAAGACCCGGAGACGGGCGAGGCTATCGGATTGAACATGACAAAGGCTACTATTGACCGTGTATCCGGCGCGCAAGAGCTTTTGACCAGACTCGGAAATGCAGAGGCAGGCATTACCCCATCGCTGAAAATCTTTGAGACTTGCAAGCGAACAATTTCCGCAATAACGCGCGCCGTCGTTGATCCGCTAGACGCGGAAGCCATAAAGAAAGTAAACTCAGATGTCAATGGTGAAGGTGGAGACGACGAAGTTGACATGCTTCGCTATGGAGTAATGACCAGACGCCGAAGGAAATGGGATACCGCCTAAATGAGCGAACAGCTTCAAACAACCGAAAAACCAAGCCTGCCTCGCAGATTTTATGAATCCGTAAAAGTGGCCAGCACTGCTTTCCGCCTCCGCTTCACAGGCTACTATGGCGGCGGATACAATCAGCAGTGGACGCGAAACCAGTTAAGCTACTTGATGGATGGCTGGTTTAATAACTCCCGCATCAATTACGCGCTTGAGGCTGGAAACCTTGTCCAATCCTCGCTGGTGATGTCGGTTGTCAATTATCTTGGCCGCGTGCTTCCACAAGCCCCGCTTCAAGTGGTCAAGATGGACGCAAAAGGGAAAGAAAGACCAGTCCCAAACCACCTCGCAATCAAGCTCTGGAAACGCCCTAATCCTTACTACTCCGGCTCGACCTTGCTCAAGTCGTTTGCCTTGTCGTGGATCACATGCGGCAACGCTTACATTGCGAAGGCGCGGAATTCCTACGGCCAGGTGATCGAGCTTTGGTATGTGCCGCCTGATTTTATCCGCGCGTGGTGGCCGGACGATTTCGCCCCGCCGTTTATTCACTATTACGAATACACGTCGAACGGCACGACCTACAGGGTGGAAACGAAAGACATTATCCACTTCCGCGATGGCGGCGATCCGGCAACGCAAGGGCGAACCGGGCTTGCGTGTATCGTGCCTGGGTTGCGTGAAATCTGTGGCGACAACGAAGTGCCGACCTACCAATATCTCCTGCTGAAAGCCGGTGGCTCGCCGCCGGTTGTTCTGGCGCTGAAGGATGGGCAAGCGGGCGTGGATTTCAGCGCCAAAGAAGTAAAGCAATCCTATCTCGCAGCGACAACGGGCGATCAACGCGGCAAGGTGTTCGTGAGTGGCAACGCGGTTGAGCTTACGAAAGTTGGTTTCAACCCGTCAGAAATGGACTTGAAGCGATTGCGCGATCTTGGGGAATTACGGATTGCCTCGCTTGCGGGTATCTCGAAAGAATCCCTCGGCTTCGGTGCCTCAGATTCGGGAGGGAGCACTTACAACAACGTCCGCGAAGCCGACAAGCGCACGCTGACGATGACTGTTGCGGGCATCTGGGATTACCTGGAAGAAGAATTAACGAATCAACTTGGCCCGGACTTCGGGCTTGCGGAGGACGAGCGGTTTGATTTCGACTTCTCCCAAGTCCCGGCACTACGCGAAGACCAGGACGCATTGCACAGACGCGCTGCGGGCGACCTGGATGCGGGCGGGATCACGATTGACGAATTTCGGGAGATGATTGGTATGGAACCGATGCCGGATAGCGCAGGCAACGTTTTGCTAATTTCGTCAACCAAGCAGCCGATGACGCCAGAGGCGATTAACAAGGCGGTTGAAGTGCAATTGAATCCACCGGAGCCGCCGATAGTGCAGTTAGGCACAGGCGATATGCCGAAGCAGTTGGTAAACGGCAGAGCGAAAGATGAGGTGATGAATTGATTACCGAAAACTTCTTTGACGACTATAGCCAACGTGGCATTGTGCTTGGTAGAAAGATTGCCGAACTATCGCGAGAAGATTTAATTGCGACAATTGAAGTTCTGCAATCGGTGTTGCGGGCATCTCATCGTTTGGAGCGCGAGGCGCGGGAAAGTGAACTGCAATCTTTGAATCGTTCTTTGCACTACGTGAACTGGATGCAATCGGGCTGCGTGCAGCATCCTAACGGCTGTAGCTAAATGCAATCTTCTCCCCGCTCCCCATTCCACTGCCGCCACTGTGCGCTTGAGCTTGGCACGACGGATGGATCACGGCTGTTTTTGGCGGTGCTGATTGAAGGCCAATTGCTGACGATGGAGTTTCACGAAACCACGCGACCGCACTGTCCCGCTTGTGGCAAGGTGTCGCCGTGGATTCGCCAGAAAAGTCAAGCGAAAACCGCTAGTTGTTTTTCGGAAGTTGTTGTAGGATGACGGCGATATGCTGACCGAAATACAGAAACAGCAGGTAAGGGAGCAGATAGGCGCGCTGCGCGCCGCCGCTGCAAATCAGCCACGGCACGTCAAGACGGTGGCTGAAGCGCGGCGCTTGCCCGAAGGCGGCTCGTTTCAAAACCTTGAAATTGTCGCTGACGGCAAAAAGCTATTGATCCCTTATTCGATTGGCGTGTTGGTACTCACGGAGCCTGACGACATCTTGTTTTTTACCGACAGCGACGGACGGAAAATGCAAATTGTCCACACTATTTTGGGGCCTCGCAAATCCGAGGTTTAAGTGACCATCAATTTATAATTTAGGCTGTCCTTTGGACACACGCGGAAATGAGCGCCGCCAGAGAATTAATTCTCTGGCGGCTTTTTTCTTTTGGAGCAACCTAATGCCCGACTCCCTAATTTATTTTGGCGATTCGCTGAAAGCCCTGGATGAATCGGGCAAAATTGGCGGCTACCTCGTTCGCTTCTCGGACGACGGAAAGCAAAAAGACCTGTCCGGCGAATACTTCACCAGCAAAACCTTTCTCGGTTCGCGCGACGGTGATGGCGTGGACGCGATCTTTCATCACGGCCAGCCGTTGCCCGTCAAAGCCAAGTTGAGCGATGCGGCAATCAAAGAGCTTGATGGCTTGCGCGAGCACGTCTTTGCGCCGGTCAAAACCAAACGTGACGCAATCGGTATCTGGGCGGAGACCGTTTTGGACATGGCCGATGAGTATGAAAAAGCCGTTTTCGGGATCGTCAAAGCGGGGAAAGCTGGTTGGAGTTCGGGCGCGGTAAGCCATCTGGTCAAGAAAAGCGCGGACGGTCAGATTACCCGTTGGCCAATCGGCGAGGCGTCAATCACGCCATGCCCTTGCGAAAAACTGAATCGTGCAGTCACGGTCAAGTCTCTGGATTCGATCAAATTTGTCTCAGTGATTGAGGGCGACGAAGACGATCCGCAGCCAATCCCCGAAAAGCTGACCGGCCTCGCAGTCAAACTGAATCAGCACATTGACGACCTGGCAGACGATAAGGGACGAACGCGGGATGCCATCGTTAATCAATTGGCAAAGCGTTCTGCTGTCAGTGTGGACGCCGTAAAGCGCATCCTGTCTGGTGAAGACAAGCCTACCGATGCCAAGCTCAAAGCCTTTGCAGAAGTGCTGGACGTTGATTTTAACGTGCTGAAATCCGCCACACGCCGCGACCACCTACAAACCATCAAGGGAATGTTTGAGGACGCACTGGAAGCCCAGACGCCAAGCCGCTGGGAACTGGAAAGTGTTTACTGCAAGATCATCAAAAAGCTGGCCAACGCTGCATCTGCCGCGAAATTGGCCGGAGTTGAGTTTGATCTGGATGCCAAGCTTCAGGAAGCGACCAGCGAATATACAGCCTTACTCCTAAAGCACGCCCAAACGCAGATTGCCGATTGGCTGGAATCGGACGGCGACGACGATTTTTATTTGAAAGCAATTTTGGACGCACATTCGAGCGCCGATTCGCTCACTGGTGCGGATTTAGAGTCTCACTCCCAAGTAGCGGAAGCCGTTGCAAGGGGGTTCTACAACCGGCTTCGTGTTCAGCACGAAGCACGCAAGCGCGAGTCCCAAAGTGGAACCCACGACGGACAAGTAAAAGCAGGCCGCGTTCTCAGCGAAAAGAATCGCACTCGGCTGGATGGGTTTATCAAGCAAATACTGGCCGTCGCCTCAGACGCTCAGGCATTGCTTGACGAATCGCAACCGATGGCATCCGACACTGAGAAGCGCGCGATTTTGGTTAAAGCCCTTCTGCGAAAGCAGAAACAACGCGAAATGGGAGTTTCGTCATGAAGACTTTTGATGAATTGATTGCGAGTGGGACGCTCGTGGAAATCGCCGAAGCGATCAAAGCACGGTCTGAGCAGTTTGCGCCGCTCGCCGCGAAATCGGCAACCACGCAGGCCGACCTGGATGAGATGAATCGGCTGGATGATGAGATGGAAAAGCTCACCGTCAAACAAGCCGACCTGAAGAAAATCGAAGACGCGAAGACGCGCAACGCCGCCCGCACGAAAGCGTTTGGCGTTCCGGTTGGCGCACTTCCCTTCACCGGCGAAAAGAACGCGGACGGCAGTGAGAAGAAAAGCTATATTCCGGCGCACAGCACGGCCCGCCACACGATGAAGCACATCGCTTTTGGCACGCGCCAAGAGAACGAAGAACAGGCATACAAGTTCTTCATGTGGTTTGCTTCCCAGCTTGATCCGCGCACTGGATTGCAAGCGAAGGCGGCTCAGTTCTGCGCCGATCACGGACTGAACACCAAGACGATCAACGAAGGCACAAACGACCAGGGCGGCGCACTTGTCCCGCAGGAGTTCGACGCGACGCTGATTCGGCTGGTGGAAACCTACGGCGTCTTTCGTAACAAAGCGATGCTGTCGAATATGTCCGGTGAGACGAAAACACAGCCTCGCCGGACGGCTGGCATAACTACCTACTGGGTAGGCGAAGGTCAGACAATCACGGCAAGTAACCCAACGTTCGACAACGTGATGTTGGTTGCCAAAAAGCTGGCCGCAGTCAGCGTGATGAGTTCGGAAGTCAACGAGGATTCCGCACTGTCCATCGCCGACATTCTCGCGTTTGAAATGGCCTACGGCTTTGCACTGGCGGAAGACCAAGCCGGATTCAACGGTGACGGTACTTCAACCTACGGCGGGATTACCGGCGTTTTGCCGAAGCTGAAAGGGCTGTCCGGCACAATCGCGAATATTGCAGGGCTGTTCGTTGGAGCAGGCAACGCCTACAGCGAATTGCTGCTGACTGATTTTGAAGGGACCGTGGGACTGTTGCCGCAGTACGCTGATCCGCGCGCCGAGTGGTACTGCCACAAGAGCTTCTTCCACACCGTAATGCAGCGGCTCGAATTGGCTGCCGGTGGTGTGACGGCTCGCGAAATCAGCGAAGGCGACCGGCGCGGGCGACCGCTTTTCCTGGGCTACCCGGTGAACTTTACACAGGTCATGCCGCGCATCGAAGCGAATAGCCAGGTATGCGCGCTGTTCGGCGATCTGGCGCTGGCGGCGACCTTTGGCGACCGTCGCCGACGGACAATGTTTACCGATCCGTACTCGCTCAGCACGAAGGATCAAATTTTGGTACGTTCGACGGAGAGGCTGGATATTAATGTTCACGACTGTGGCAATTCCAGTGCCACAGCAGGACTAAGAGTGCCAGGGCCAATCGTCGGTCTTATAACTGCTGCATCGTAAAGATTTACGGAATAATTAAAATTCCAAGTCTTTCGAGAACAAGGGCGGCAGCGGATACTGCCGCCCTTGTTCTCACACTCAATTGGAGAGAAATATGGCAGAAAAAGCCAAAGAAACAGCGAAAGAAGTTTTCGCCCCGCTGTCGGAACTGCCGAAGCCGAAAGCGAAAAAAGAATCTCACGTCATCACCGTCTTTTTCACGGATGGTACGCGCGAGAGCCAAGCTTTTGATGGGAAGGCAGACGACGCGGCCAGGCTTGCAAAAAGCATTGGTGCTGAAGGCTACACCAAAGAAGTAGAAGCCGGAGTCAACTACTATCCGGCCACGCAAATTAAACGGGTGACGGTTCGCGCCGTTATCGAATAGCAAGTCTCAATCGGCGCGGCAAGAGCCGCGTGCGACGCGAGCAAAAGGAGTCAATCATGTTCGATCTTCAAAGAGTTAAATTCGCTTCCGTTCTCGCTCCGATTTCCGTTGCGGGCGGTGCTACTGCAACCTGCGTTGAAGTGGACACCAAAGGTTTCCGGGCCGGAGCTTTCTACATCTACTCCGGGCTGGTCGGTGCAAACGGCGTGACCGTCCTGAAGTGGCAACAGTCGGATACTTCCGGCTCTGGCGGCGTGGATATTGCCGGTGCTGGACATACGGCACTTGTGGACGCAAACGACGGGATCGCGGATGGCTGCTTTATGGACTTCCGAGGGATGAAGCGGTACATCACACTGGTCATCACGAACGGCTCAACTAACGCGAGCTTGCTTTCGGCGTTCGCCTTGCTTTATCGGGCAGAGGAATCGCCGGACACCGCAACTGAGCGTGGCCTGTTGGAGCAACTATTTGTTCCTGCGCTGTAATGTCAAAGAAAACCGTCTACACTCTCAATGTCAACAACTATGCGCCGGAGATTCGTGCCATTACGTGGCCGCTTCTTCGGCGCTACGCTGACAAAATCGGCGCAGGGTTCTTTCCAATTACTGAACGTCATTTCCCTGATCAAAACGTTGTATCCGAGAAGCTTCAAATTTACACGCTCGCCAAAGAGCGCGGCGATGATTGGATTTGTTACTTTGACAGCGATTGCCTTATTCATCCAGACATGATGGACTTTACGGAAGTCTTGCCGCGCGATACGGTTCTCTGTAACGGGACAGATTACGCGGCTTGTCGGTTTGAGTATGACGATTACTTTCGCCGGGACGGTCGGCACATTGCGACCTGTGGCTGGCTGACCGTGGCATCAAGCTGGTGCCTGGACGCCTGGAAACCGCTGGACGACCTGAGCTACGAAGACGCGGTAAAGCGGATCAAGCCGACCGCAAGGGAAGTGCAAGCCGGGATTCCGGCAGACCACTTGATTGATGATTTTATCGTTTCGCGGAACGTCGCCAAGTACGGATTGAAGCACACCACGTTTCGCAAAATTCTTGGCGAGATTGGACAGGTAGACGCGCAATATCTTTGGCACGAATACCTGGTGACTGAGAAAGAAAAACTGGCAATGATGAAAAAGGTGCTCAGTGCCTGGACGGGAGGACAGTTCAAGTGAAGATTAAGTGCGAGAACTGTGGCCAGTCTAACGACATCGGCGAAGCAAACCGCGAGAATCAGTTTTGCGGAAATTGTTTCGCAACGCTCACTGACCGAACGGCGGAGATGGAGCACAACCAGGCGGAAATTAAGAAACTGAGATGGTGGGAAACAAATGCCGAGCCTGTCCGCACAACGTGACGCCGCCCTGCTAATCCTGCAAACCTACGTCTTGCCGGATATTCCGCCGACGATCAGCACGGAAACGCTTGGGCAAATTCTTGACGCGACCCGGCGCGCGACGATCTGGGAAGCGGACACGGAATACTTCTACGGTGATGTCATCCTGCCCACCGTTCGCAACGGTCACGCTTATCAGTGTACCCAGCACGGAACGAGCGGCGCGACGGAACCGGTATGGCCGACCGGCAACGGCTCAACGATCACGGATGGCGAAAGCGATCCGCTTCTCCGATTTCAGGAGTATGGACCGGATTGGGCGAACGTCTACGACACGCGCCGCGCGATCCATAATGCGGCAGTCTACAAGATGAACCAGGCGGCGGCGTTGCGCGCAAACGGTAGCGAGCAGATGCAGCAGGTTTACGAACACTGGAAAGAGATTTCAGAAAAGTTTTCTTCGATTGAGGTGGCATGAGCCTTGTCAGCGAACTGCAAGCCTTCAATATTGATTTCCAGCGACAGACCACGCACGACGCGCAGGGCGAGGGCGGCACGGTTACTTTCGAGCAAATCAATAACGACACCGGCGAAATTGAAGACTTCTTTACCTGCTCGGTTTTTGAATACACTGACCGGGATTTCAGAGGCAATCGCCTCCCGCCAGACGCCCATTTTGAAATGCGGATACCCGAAGCTGAGCTTTCGCCGTCGGACATTATCGGCTGCGGCTCGCTCCGGCATCAGACCGCACACGGCACGCTGAGATTCACACTTCTGCGCGGGACGGAACTTTGGCCGACTGGCCTTGACCGCGTATGGCGCTGCCAGATGGCGACGATTGAAATTCTGCCCCAAGGCGTTGGCACGGTTCTCCGGTTCAGTGAAACGACCTACGCGCAGATCAACGAAGACGAAGACGCGCTCCAAATAGCTGCTTAACAATGGCCGAACTTACTGCACAATACATTCGGGAACTTGGGAACGCGGCAACGTTAGCAAATGGCCAATACACCGTTGTTGACCAAGGCGGCGATGCAAAACGGGTATTAATCGAAACCGCCCGGACGTATTACCAGACGGGCATTAGTGACATCTACGCCCCGCTCGCCTCGCCTGCACTCACCGGCAATCCAACCGCGCCAACGCAAGCGCCAGGCAACGATTCAACGCGGATTGCAAACACAGCCTTCGTCGCCGCAGCAATCGCGGCAATTCCGCCGGGCGCGTCAGAGTGGGGCGACATTGGCGGCACGCTGAGCGATCAGACCGACCTACAGGCTGCGCTTGATGCGAAAGTGCCGGTCACGCGCACCGTCAACGGCCACGCACTGAGCGCGAACGTCACGGTTACACCGGCTGACCTCTCTTTGGTGATTGGCACAAACGTGCAGGCGTGGGACTCTGACCTCGACACCTGGGCAACGAAAACCGCACCGACCGGGACGGTCGTTGGCCACGACGATACTCAAACACTCAGCAATAAAACCTTTATTGCGCCAATCCTGGGCGCAGCGCAAGCGACCTCTCTTGCAATCGGAACAGTTTCGCCACTGACCACGCTACACGTTGCGGAAACCTCGGTTTCGACGCCGCGTGGAATTACGAACAGTCAGCACTCTGACAGCACGAACAGCGCACGGATCAATCTTTTCAAGTCGCGCGGCACAAACGCAAGTCCTACGATTATTCAGACCGGTGACGTGCTGGGGTTCATCAGTTTCGGCGGATATGACGGCAGCAGTTATTTGGAAATGGCGGGGATTCGCGCCGTTTCGACCGGCACGATTGCCACAACCCGCGTGCCGACGCAATTACAGTTCTACACCGCTACGGATGCCGCGCCTTCGGTGATTACAGTTGCTCTGACAATCGGTGCTGACCAAAACGCTACCTTTGTTGGAAGCGTCACAGCGACCAGCTTCAGCGGCAGCGGCGCAAGCCTGACGAATCTAAACGCATCAAATCTGGCCAGCGGCACAGTCCCGCTTGCGCGGCTCGGTTCAGGCACTGCCAATTCGTCAACATTCCTTCGAGGTGACAATACCTGGGCAGCTCCACCGAGCGCCCCTGTCTCTTCTGTCTTCGGACGAACAGGCGCGGTTGTCGCACAGACTGGCGATTACACCTGGGCGCAAATTGATAAGACAGTTTCAAGCCTGGGCGATCTTACAACGCGCTCAGCGTCTGATTTAAGCAGCGGCACACTACCTGACGCGCGATTTCCAGCCACCTTGCCAGCCGTAAGCGGCATAAACCTGACGGCACTGAATGCATCTAATCTTGGCAGCGGCACGGTGCCAACAGCGCGGCTCGGTTCAGGCACTGCCAATTCGTCAACATTCCTTCGAGGTGACAATACCTGGGCAGCTCCACCGAGCGCCCCTGTCTCTTCTGTCTTCGGACGAACAGGCGCGGTTGTCGCACAGACTGGCGATTACACCTGGGCGCAAATTGATAAGACAGTTTCAAGCCTGGGCGATCTTACAACGCGCTCAGCGTCTGATTTAAGCAGCGGCACACTACCTGACGCGCGATTTCCAGCCACCTTGCCAGCCGTAAGCGGCATAAACCTGACGGCACTGAATGCATCTAATCTTGGCAGCGGCACGGTGCCAACAGCGCGGCTCGGTTCAGGCACTGCCAATTCGTCAACATTCCTTCGAGGTGACAATACCTGGGCAGCTCCACCGAGCGCCCCTGTCTCTTCTGTCTTCGGACGAACAGGCGCGGTTGTCGCACAAACCGGCGATTACGGCTTCAGCCAGATCAGCGGCAGCGTGGCTGATGGCCAACTTTCGCCCAACGTGACCTTGCTGGGCAATACAACTACAGGAACTGGCGCAATCGTTCGCGCAACGTCGCCAACCCTGGTGACACCGACTCTTGGCGTTGCCACTGCCACATCAATCAACAAAGTTGCCATTACGCAACCTGCAACCGGCGCAACCCTAACCATCGCCGACGGCGCAACATTGACAGTCAGTGCCAACGCGACGACCAGCGGCACCAATACCGGCGATCAAACGATTTTGCTGACTGGTGATGTGACCGGCAGCGGCACGGGAAGTTTTGCAGCAACGATCTCGGTAAACGTAGTGACCTTTGCCAAATTTCAGCAGATCGCCACTGGCGTGCTGTTAGGGCGATCCACGACTGGAATCGGTAACGTTGAAACCATCACTATCGGCTCAGGACTAAGCCTGGCAGGCGGCGTTCTCAGCGCTTCCGGCGGCGGCGCAGTGTCTTCAGTCTTCGGACGAACAGGCGCGGTTGCCGCACAGACTGGCGATTACAGTTTCAGCCAGATCAGCGGCAGCGTGGCTGATGGCCAACTTTCGCCCAACGTGACCTTGCTGGGCAATACAACTACAGGAACTGGCGCAATCGTTCGCGCAACGTCGCCAACCCTGGTGACACCGACTCTTGGCGTTGCCACTGCCACAACGTTGACCAGTCAACAAAACGGAATCGGAGCGACATCAACTGACGCATTCATTCTGAGCAATACGACAGCAGCGGCAGCAGGCGCTCAGCAGTGGAGTCCAAGAATTCGCTGGACAGGGCAAGGATGGAAGACAAACGCAACAGCAGCCAGCCAGACCGTGGAATGGATTGCCGAACTTGTACCAGTTCAGGGAGCAGCCAATCCGACTGCCAGTCTGAATTTTTCGAGTCAAATAAACTCTGGCGGCTTTGTAAACGTTTTAAGCCTGATTGGCATAAGCGGCGGCGGCACGGGGCTTGAAGTTACCAGCGGAGTCTCTGGAACGGGTATTACTGTTAAACCAAGCGGCGGCGCCAACGAAGACTTGAAACTTTTTGTCAAAGGTTCTGCGAATGCTTACCTGGGAGTAAGTACCAGCAACGGCATTTCAGTATCACCATCAGGCACCCTTTCAGGCTCTGCCGGTGCGGTATTTGGCAGTCTTAGTGGAATCAACCTGGATATTAGCGGAGGGCCGCAATTAACCAGCGCCCATTCGATCTCTTGGGCCAATACTACAAACTGGTCTGCGACCAAAGATATTCGGATTTTTCGTTCCGGCATAAGTGTTCTGGCTGTAGCGGGAACAAGCAGCTCTGCGCCCGGAACGTTTAGCAGTCCAGCCAATTCACCGGCGCAGATCACAGCCAATCAAAACAACTACGCCATCGGCACTGGCCTGTTCAATCGTGTCAACTCCGATGCCAGCCGAACAATCACAGGGGTTGTCGCAGGCCTGGATGGCCAGCTTGCACTCGATTGGAACGTCGGATCATTCGATCTGGTTTACAGCCAACAGGACACCAACAGCACGGCGGCAAACCGCTTCGCAAACGCGTCCGGCGCAAACCTCACAATCTCAGCGGGGCAGGTGGCGTTGCGGCAGTACGACAACACAACGGCACGTTGGCGTGCAGTATTGCTGGGCAATAAAACTTCGCTGACCGCCGGAGATTACTGGGTTCCGGGAATGGCCATCCCAGCGACCATCGGAAATTCCGCATTGGTTGCCAGTACAAATCAGGTGCGCGTTGTTCGCGTCTTTTTGGATCAGTCCATCCAGCAAGACCGCATAGCCATCAACGGCGTTACCAATGGCGCAGGCGGCAAGGCATCGTTCGGAGTGTATTCGAACGACGGCAATACGCTGCTTTATTACAGCGGACTGGTTTCAACAGATTCAGCCAGCCCGTGGTCAGGCACACAAACCATCACCCTGAGCACAGGCGGAACCATCGGCCCTGGCTATTTCCTGTTTGCCTGGACGGCGGACAACACCAGCGCGACCGCGCGCAGTTTTACGCTGGATTCCAATTTGCCTGCCGTGTTGAACCAAGGTTCGTTCTTCGTGGGAACGGCCGCGAATGCCGCAACCGGCGGAGCGTTGCCTGCAACGCTGGGAACGCTGACCAGCTCCAATTCGATCACCTCAATTCCCATCGGGAAATTCTTCAAGAGTTAAAGACATGGCCTTTCAAAAACCACACGAACATGAATCCGGCGCGGTCTATCCCGAAAGTTATTGGCGCGTCGCTGAAGTTGCGATCAACAAAGCGGGCAACACTGGCCGAGTAGATTTCCACGGCTTTGTGAATTCGACTGCCGCAAATGCCAACAAGCGATTGACGAGGTATGCGCGAACCAGAACTATGACGCGCTCGATCCGGCAACACGGCCAAGCAAACAGAACTTTTTCAATTCCTGGCTTCAGCAATTGCTGAAAGAGCAATCACGGCAAGCGAGAGAGACGGCGGCGCATAAGGCCGTACCACCACCGGACGTTTCCGACTTGCCATAACAATCAACCGCAATCACGAAAACCAATCAGGCAGGTTTATATGCAAACAGAAATTACACTTGGACAAGTAAGGCTGGCACTCGCGATGCCGGTCAATCAAAACGGCCTCCCCGTTGGCGTCGCGCCGTTTGAAAAACTGGCGCAAGCTTCCCTTTCTTCGGCGATGATGTTTTGGATTGGGAACAAGATCAAACCGGACTTGCAGAAGCACTTCGAGGATATGGAGTTGCGGCGCGTGGAACTGATCAAAAAGCACGGTTTCCCGATCAAAGACCCGGCAGGCGAAGTGATCCCGGAGCGGTTCGACTTCACGCCGGAAGGCAGGGAAGCGTTCAACGCGGAGTTTGATGAACTTTGCGCCCAGGTGGTGACGATTGACGCCCGGACGTTCACGCCGGAAGAGTTCGAGAAATACGAATCGGCGCTTGCACTGGTGAAATTCAACGGCAATGACATGGGCGCGTTGGACTGGCTGATTAAAGAGCCGGAGCAGGCGAAGACGGCGGCAGTTGAAAATATCGCCGACCACCAGAAGGCGAAAGAGGCGGCAGGGTAATGCTAAAAGCGAAAGTCGTCCTTGATAAACAAGTCTTTTTGGACGTAGTGACCGGCCAAGCGATGCGGCAGATCAAGGACGCCATCTACGACCTGAAAGCCCTGATTGCGCGTGCGTTTGGCGGCCTAAAAACCGGCAGGCCGGGCCGATTCCGCCAAGCATCTGCCGTTGGCGAGGCTCCCGCGATTCAGACCGGCAACCTATTTCGCAATCTCAAGGAAAGCTTTCCGACTCCGCTAACCGGTGTGCTTTTGATTGACACGCCCTACGCGCGGATACTGGAAGAGCAACTTGACCGACCGTATTACACGCCCGCGATCACGAATATGGTGGAGCGGTTTAACAACAATCTGACCGGGAAGTTTTAAGAGAATGCCGACGCCTTACGAAATTCAGGTAGCGATTGCCGCGCTCATTAAGGCGACTGTCCCCGACGCGCGGGTGATTGGGCGCAACGTCCTGGGCGAGCTTGAGATCGGCAACTGGTCGGTGTTGCACGACACAACCGGCAAGGTTCACGGCTGGTTTGTCAGCCAGCGGGCGGACAATTGGCAGGAACTGGACAGTGGCCCGGGCTACGCAGGTTATGTTTTGGAATTCGACGTTTGGCAGGTTTACCGGTATGAATCGGGCAACGACACTACCAATTCAGAGAAAGAATTTGCTGATGAGCGGGAGCTTGTGAAGGCCGCGTTTACCAGCGGATTGCCTTCTGAATTGACCTGGGCAGACCCGCTGACGTTCCCGGAAATCGGACTGTTTCCGCGTCAAGCACAGAATCGGCTCCCGGTGCATATCGCCAAAGGGATTGGGAAAGTGAAATTAAAGACGGGCGCGAACTGCCCCTAAATCCGGCGCATCGCGCCATAATAGTGAGGTGAGAAAATGGCTTTCAGATCAAGAGATGCGGTGCGCTACATCAGCAAAACCCGGCAATCCGATGCCGCAACGCCCGTGACTACTGGGGCGAACTTTCTGCGCGCGGCTTCGCAAAATCTTGTCCCGCAAATTCCACAAATGGAAAAGCGCACCGACGCGGGACGGGCGGGAAATATTTTCCCCTCTCAGCCGCCGTGCAATCTGTATTGGCTCCCCGGCGATAACCTGAATTACCAGGCGGACGCGGACTTCGACCTTGGTGGACGGCTGAGCCTGCGCGGTGTTGGCGGCTCGATTACCGGGCCAACGACGATTGTTTCATCGCTCGCATTCCGTTATGTCGCATCTATGATTTCCGGTGCAAGCGGCTCCAATGCGCTGCCCTATTTCACGGTGCTCGACGATATTCCCGGTTCCGGCGCGGATCACCTATTTGCGGGTTGCCAAGTTGGATCGATGACCATGAGTCAGGACGGCGCAAACCCGGTCCAGTTGTCGTTCACATTCACGAATACCGGCAAGCACCGCTCACCCCATGCAGTCAGTTCTCTTCCCTCGCTCGCCGCGTTCTCTTGCCTGAAAACGTTGTCAATTGTGGAGTACACGGACAGCGGCGGGCTGGTTGATTTGGCGGCGGGATGTGATCTGAAAGCTTTCACGATTACGCTTAATAACAACCAGAATCCGACCGATGACCGCTGCTCTGGCGATCCACACCAGGATTACGGCGACTACACTGCGGAAGGCGGAGACTCTGACCACGCCTATCTGACAAAGATCGAGCGCGGCGACCCGACGCTGACCGCGACTGTGACCGTTGAGCTTGACGCGACGATGGCGCAGCAGCTTCAGGCGGCGGAGAACGAACCGCTGACTAACGTAACCTTCGGTGCGCTCGGTGCCGACCTTGATCCGGGCGGCACGCCGGATACAACATTTGAGTTTCTAAAGTGGATCATTCCGACTGCCACGTTTACGGCGGTTGTCGTGGGCGATAACAACGGGCGCGCGGTGATGACTCTCACCTTCCAGCCCTACACCAGCGGCACAAGCGTGCTGACGGTGCAGGTTCAGAACGGTCAATCAACGGGCGTCCAGTAAGTAGATTTCATACTTATAAAATTACCAGATTTCGACAAAGGGGAAGTTATGGCCGAAGAAATGGTGAAAGAACAGATCACCGAAACGCCACGCCAGCGAGCGCGGCGAGAAAGTTACGAAGCTCGCAATAAGGAAGCGATGGAGCAGCGGAAGGCATTGCTGAAGCCGTGGGAGACGGAAGCCGAGGACGCGCAACCGCTCGCCGCGCCCGCAGTCCAAAAAAAAGACGGTGTTGTGGTGGGTGATGCGAAAAGTTAGTGAATTTCTGCGCGCCGTCTGGTCACTCGTTCGCTGGGGCGATGCGTCGCTCGATGAACATGACCGGCGGCAGGAAATTTGTATGGGCTGCGAACATCTCCGCGTGAAACCGGTCGGCATCTTTTGCGGTGCCTGTGGTTGCCCGGAGTGGCCGGTAGCCGATATGAGGACGAAATGGCGGTTGCCGGATTTGGAATGCCCGCTTGATCCGCCAAAGTGGTAATCAAAACGAGATCGGCCTGCTAAGCGCGGAGTGATTGCCCGCGTGATGGTGGCATACCTGAGCTACTGGCAGGCCGATTCACAATTCAGGATGGCTTACAGGAGGCCAATATGTTAGAAACCGCTACCGTACCCGCACAAGAGTCGCAAGTTGATACCCTTCCGCCGTACCCGCTTGACCAGAAGGAAATTGAGGTTGCCATCGTCGCTGGGAAGCAGAAGCTTTTCCACAAGCTGCTTAAGCCAACGCTCGCCCAATTGATCGAGCGGGAAAACCAGACCAGCTATCAAAGCGAGTCAATCAGCGATGACGAGGAACAGATCGTCAGTGACGACGAAGGGGCGAATGCCCGACTGTATGACCAGATCGTGACCGGCGCGAAGGGCTACTTGATGCCCGGACAGCCTCGGCAAGCTTCGGAAGAGTGGCGGAGCAAAGACGATGCCTGGGTAAAACTGATTCCCTCTGCCCACAAGTCCCTCGCCGTGCGCTCGATGTACCGTTTCACATGCGAGATTGAAAGAGACGCGATTGAGGAAGAAGGCTTTTTGCTCGGTGAAACCCTTTGGACAGTCAAGCAGACCTTCGGCGATCCGGACGCACCGGCATACGTTGTTCGGCATCATCTCCGGACACCGGACGAAAAGGCCCGGCGCGAATTCAAGGGCAAGGCTTCGCGCGTGAGCTTCAGTAAGGGGACGCGGAAGCAGCGCACTCGGATTGCCACGAACCTGAAAGCCTACGTGGAGCTTTACGACGGGCTGTATTCGGGGATTGATGGCGTGAGCGGAAGCACGTCACTGCCAAATATTGACGCGATTTGGAAGCGCCAGGTGGTTGACTGTCTGATGCGGGAGTTCGATGCGCAATTGTCGGACTGAGTAAAGAGTTGTGCCATTCTCTCGCCGCTCAACTTGAATTTGAAAGAGAGATTAAAGACGCCGGATGCCCGCGCAGTGAAAATTGCCTGGACTCCGGCGTCACACTGGATGATTTCGATGACCCGAAAGACCCACGATACCGCGAGTGGATGCCCAAAGTTGAGCAGTGTAATCACTGCAAGCGCTGGCGCGGCGTCGTTATCGCGCCGCAGATTTCACACTTAATGGCCGAGGCGTTGCGCTTTGACCGACTTGAGAAATACGGCTACGCGCAATCTGTGACGCTTACTCCGATTGATTGGGTGTGCTTGGATGCGCTGGAATTGGCACGCCGGGAGGATGAGCAGGAGCGGCACAAGAAGGCCGCGCAGTTGAGGGCTTTGGAAGCATTGAAGCATCAAGGAAAGTAAATGGCTGCACCGATCCGAATTGAAGTCATCTTGGAACCGAAAGAGATTTCGGCGACCGGCGACAAGATTGCCAAGCAACTGCAATCGGCGCTCGACAGCGGATTAAGTGCCGTCCGTGCGACTGGCAAACGGGTGGGCGATGCGCTCAGCAGCGGTGCTGAGCAGTCCGTTAAGCAAACGGAAGAGAAGATTCGACTGATCCGCGAGCGTGGCATCCAGCAACGGCTTGCTCAGGAGCAGCGTGCGGAAGGACAAATCGCTGTCCTTCGCCAGAAGGCGCTCGCCGACGCCGAACGCGATGCGCGACGCTTTGCGGAAGCCTCAGAGCGTGCAATACGCCGCGCGCAGCCTCCCGACAGCCTGCTGGCGTTCTTCCGGCGATTCTCTTCCACGATTCGCGAAGCAGGCGAAAGTATCCAGCAGGCGGGTGAAGCGACGACCCGGTTACTGACCCGTCCGTTGCTCGATCTTGGCCGCGCGGCAGTAAAAAGCGCAGTGGATATTGACCGGCAAGTCAACGTTCTGAAGGCACTGACTGGCTCAGCAGCCGCCGCAGAGGAACGATTCAAAGCATTGGTGGCCATCTCCGCGCGTTCGCCCGGACTGACAACGAGCCTTGCCGCTACCCTGGATGCGCAACTCCGCACGGTCAATGTCTCAGTCGCGACGATTGACAAAATCCTGCCCGCCATTGGCAAACTGAATGCCGTCGCGCCGCTCGGCGATCCGGCTAAATTCGCAGGGAATCTGACACAGTTGATCACACAAGGCTTTGAGCGTACCGACCTGAAAGAACTGGTTGGCCAGTCGCCGCTTGCGGGTGAATTGATCAAGCAAATCTTCGGCGTAGACAATCCGACGAACGCGAAAGCGATTCGGGAAGCCGCCGCGAAAGCAGGAATTGACACTACAGAAGAATTCTTTGCCGCGTTTGCGAGCGCCGCCGCTAATAACAGCAAACTCGCGGGCGTGACGGAATCCCTCGGAACGCAGTTTGAGAAATTGAGCGACCGCGTGCTGGTCGCGTTGCGTCCGCTGGGGCTGGCTGTGATCGAAGCCCTTCAGCCGATTGTCGAACGTGCGGTGCCGATTATTGAGAAGTTTTCCGAAGGCTTCAGAAATCTGCCGCAGGGCGCGCAGCAAGCAATAATTGTTATCACTGCTCTGGTTGCGGCAATCGGCCCGCTGCTGGTTGCTGTAGGTGCGTTGATTCAAACTTTTGGCGCGGCGGGCAATCTAATCACTGTTATCTCTGCTCTTTTTGGTACGGGTGGTGCGTTCGCTGGGGCGGCGGCAGCACTGGCTGGTTTTGCGGCGGCAATTCCGCCCGTGGCGATTGCACTTGGTGCGCTGGCTATCGTGATCGGTGGCTTGGTGGTTGCCAACGAGCTATTTGGCGAATCCGTCCAAGAGGCAGCAGAAGCAAGCAAGCAAGCAAGCGAAGCCGGATTGCAGCGAGTTGAGACAGGGCAGAAAGAGCTTGACGTGCTGAAGAACTTACGCGAGCAATCCAGTCTCAGCATTCAAAATCAGCAACAAATTCAGGAGGCTTATGATGCCCTGACCCCCGTACAACAGGAGCGCGTGAGGCTTTACGCCGAGGAATCGGGCGGGATAGAGACTACATCCGGCAAACTGACCGGGTTGATTGACCTACTTGAGCAGGAAAACGCTGTTCGCCGCGCCAGCTTGCAAAAAGAGTCCATCGAGCAGGGTGTAAAATTGGCTAATCAGTTGACGATTACGACGGCAAACCTTGAGGCGAACCGGCTTCAAGTTCAGCGGCTTGAAAAAGAGATTGCCGTACTCACGACGAGCCAAGCGGAAGCCGAAAACACAGGTGCGCGCTTTGGCAGAAGTTTGGCTGGGCCGGGTGTTTCGGCAGCGGAAGTGTTTCGGCAGAAAATCGCCGAACTTAGCCCGGAACTGGAAAGGTCCAAAATCGCCAATATTAACAACCAGAAAGAATTGCTATCGCTGGCGACTGCGTTCGATGCAGCGCGAAAGGCGTCTGGTCAAACGACTGAAGAGTTTATCAACAATGCGATTGCGGCCGGTGGACTCGGCGGCAATCTCGACGCGTTGCGGGTAAAACTTGTCCGGCTGGCCACGCTTTCAGAGCCAGAAGGCCCGATTGTTCCGGCTGATGTAGTAGCAAAGGCCAACGCCGACCGGGATAAACGGCTGCAAGACGAACAAAACCGCAGAAGCAAGCTTGCGTCAGGAGCGGGCGGCGGTGGCGAATCGGGTGAATCGAAAGCCCGTCAACTTCGTGAGGCTCAATTACGTTTCACGAAAGAAACTTTGGAGCAGCAAAACCGGCTGATCGAAGACGCCAACCAGCGCGAATTGCGCGCCGTGGAGCAACGTTTCAAAGATGAGGAAATCACGATCCGCGAGTTCTACGAAACGAAAACCGGGCTTGAACAGGCGAATATTGGGAACGCAATCAATCTTATCCAGACGGAGCTACAGGCCGCGAAAGATGCCTTCGACCAGACAAAGCCAAACACGGTGGAGCGAATACGGCTCCAAACGGAAATCAACCGGCTGACGACGGATTTGGAATTGAAAACCCGCGCGTTGACGGATGCGGAGATTGAGAACCAAAACAGATTTCTTGAAGCGGCTAACCAGAAGAAACTGGAATTGTTGAAGCAGACGCAATCGCTAGCCTTGCCGTCCGGCGAGCGAACCGGTGAATTGCCCACGGATCAGATTGCACGCACGCTCAGTCCGACTGAGCAGGATAGGCAGCGGAAAATTAAAGAGGCGAACGATCTGAAACGGGAAGCCAATCTTGCCGACATTGCCGCCGCAAAAGAAGAATTGCAGATTCAGCAGGCGATTGCAGCCGGCACAATCTCCGAAGCCGAGGGCAAAGAGGCCACGCTCGCGATCCAGCGAGAATTGCGCGACGTGCTGATTTCCTCTCTTGAGGCGCAGAAGGCGCTCGAAACCGACCCGGAAAAGCTCGCCCGGCTGAATCTGGAAATCCAGAAGCTCGCCAGTCTGGGACAGCAATTGACGCCCGCCCAGGCGTTCTTCAAAGGGTTGCGCAGCCAGGCGGAAACGACGGCGGAAGCGTTCGAGCGGATTGGGGCCAATCTGAAGGACAAATTCTTGGGCGTTTTGGATTCTGGGATTGACAAATTAACGGCTAAGTTCGGCTTTTTCAAGGATTTAATCGGGGACATTATCAAGTCCCTGACGCGCAAGGTTATCTCCCAATTATTCGGGCTTGGCGGCACTCAGGGCGGTGGATTTCTGGGCGGCGGTGGTGCGCCAAGTGGCGGCGGCTTTAATCTTGGCGGGCTGCTTGGTGGCTTGCTCGGCGGCGGGCAGCAATCGGGCGGTGGTGGTGGCTTCAATATCGCCAATTTGTTCGGCCAGGCGCAGACCCGAAATCCGTCTCTGACGGGCGGATTTGCGGGCGGAAATCCAGCGGCGGCGATTCTGAATCAAACAATCACGCCGGGCGGCGGCACAGGCGGCATTCAGTCTCTTTTCCAAAATCTACTTAGTGGGGGAACATTCTCCGCACCGGCGAGTATTTCGCTCCCCGGTATTGGCGGAACGGCGGGCATTAACCCGAACATCGGGCAAGGCGGCTTTGGCGCGGCCGGTGCCGGATTAGGACAGGCTGGCGCGTTGGCGCAGCTTTTCAAAGGAATCGGTTTCGGCAAAGCGCCCGGCAGTGGCGGCGCACTGGCTGGACTTGCTCCACTGCTCGGCGTCAGTCTTGGCTCATCGCTTGGTTCGGACACCCTCACCAAGATTCTGGGCGGCGTGGCGGGCGGCCTGCTCGGCGTTGGCCTGACGGCGGCACCGGCGATTATTGGCGCTGGTGGCGCACTGTCGGGAAGCTTGGGATTCCTTGCGCCGCTTTTCAGTAATCCGATCACCGTGATTGCGGCGGCGGCAGCGCTACCGGCGATTTTCCTTTTAGGCCGCGCACGGCAGCGGGGAAGAGATGAGCGCTCATCCGGCAACTTCCTGCAAGATGCAATTGATTCGATCCGGGAACTGCGCAAACAAGTGTCTAGTGACCAGATTGACGGGACGCAGGCGCGGAGCACGTTCAATAACGAAATCCTCGCAACATTTATCCAGCAGATCAACACGCTGAAAACAAAATCCGTGCGCGAATCGCGACTGAAGAACCAAGTCGCTGATCTGAAGAAACTGTTTGAGGATGAGGTCGGGCCGGAAATCGAACTTCAGAAGACGCGGGCGAAACGGTTGGTGCAGTTGGTGCCGGAGTTTGCCAATTCCGGTGTGGTTCCTGGCATCTATCGCGGCGTAGACGATACCCTTGTGCGCGCGCACGCTGGCGAAATGTTCCTCAATCGCAACCACCAGCAACAGATTGCCCGGATTGCGGGCGGTGACGTGTTCCAGCGCGTTGGTGTACCGGATGCGCCTTCCTTCGACCGGGGCGGGACACAGACGCTTCAATTCGGCGGGACTGTGCAAGGTGGTGGCCAAACCGCTGGGCCGCTGGTGATCAATGTCGGCGAGGTTCGGTTGATGGTTTCACCGGACGACGCAACGCAGATTTTGTTTATCGGCGCTCGAACGGACGACGGACAGGAAGTGATTGTGAATGCTGGCCGGGCGGGACGGCGCAGCGGTTTGTAGGTTTTCTCTATATCTGTGGTGGCAAACGCGGATTGGAGAAGAAAGGCCAGCTTTTTACGGCTGGCCTTTTGTTATATCAGGAAAGGTGGAATTGTTCGCCGATTGAATTCTGGCCGCCGCCTCGCATCGGGATGTAGGCTTGAAAATACCCGGACAGGCCGCGCGTACCTGTCACTCGAATAGCCACAGCGCGCGAGCCA